ACACAGCGAACTGTGAAGTATCCAGGCAAAATCTTTTCTAACTTAAGAAGGGATGATCTAACTATTTGATCATCAATACCTTCCTTCCAAGTTGGACCTGGAACCAATTTGTCGTCACCTAATAGCGGTAAGCCATTAGGCCAAGCTTGTGAGCAATACGATATAAATCCCAACCCCAGCACAGGAACAGGGTCCACTAATCGCTTAGTGTCCTTCAACCTCCGGACAGGGTAACGTTCACCATTACTTTGTCCAATCTGAAGAAAGGGGCTAGCTAGCCTCTTTCCAGACTTGCCGGGATCTTTGAATGCAAAAGCATGGGTACTATCTCTCACGGTATTTATTCGTGAGAAGTACCTGATCTTCTGCACCAAAAGGAAATCTAAGAAAACCCCATACTCCTTTCTTGATGGCACATCAAGAACAGAGGTAGGGCTTAATGGAGACAACGCGGTATATGACGCTAACGTTCTCCACCTGGTGGGTGTAATTCCCACTATGGTAGAGAGAGTAGTTCTAAGATGTCTCTTAGAACATTCCGTTAACAATACCTGCACATTCGATAAAACTGTGTTTTCCGAAAATCTAAGTGATCCTAAAGGAAAGGGTGTTAAATCCTTTCCACGCAGGAATAAGCTCTTAGCGAACTCCGCTGAACCACGTTTGAAAATCGATTTCTCTAATGATATGTCTACTCCAAGAGCAGATATAAGCACCAGATAAATTTCGGCTACTTTCCTATCTGCTATAACTAGATCATCACCTAGTATAGCATAACCATTGAACCCTTTCGGGTCTTTGGCAGGATAAGTAAGCTTATAAGACCACCATACAAGAACATGATGCGAGATCGCCATCACTGGCCAACTCGATAATGCTCCCATAGGTTGTCCCACAGCATACCTTATATGCTTCGGGCCATCTTTAGTGTTAACTAAAAATGTCCTTTTCGTTGTGACACACAGCCATAGAAAACCCTGCAAAGGGCTTAATATGCGTGTTCCGATGAGAACAAGCATTTGGTATAATGCCGGAAGTCGATCGGTAGCGGCGCTCAAGTCTATAGATGATAAGAACAATTTCTGTTCTGACCATTTACGGACTCGTTCACGCTGTATATCTTGATCAAAGGTGCCATCTGTTTCCAGACGCCGGAGGATCCGGTTGCATCTTTGATGCACCACTTTCAGAGCACTTTGCGTTAATATGTCTACTAACGCAACCACCCTCGTCTTACCTGACTTATCACTAAGAAAGGCAAGCCTTGAATGGATAGGTACTCTGTCACTTTCTTTAAAATCATTCCATGATTGAAAGAAAGCGTCCTTAAGCGCCTCGAATGTTTCCCTCCTATTACTGAGAGGTAAACTCCATAAAAGTAAACAAATCTTAATATAGAGCCACTCTTGGCGGATAGCGTATAGATCGTCTAAATACCGGGTGTAGGCAACAGATCCGTTAGGACCTGAAGCTCCACTTATATGCCATTTCCATTTGGCATGCCAGTTTTGGTCTACTTTAGACCTAAACGATAAGTTAACTTGGTAAAATGATCGACTATACCTAGCCAATCGTAATAGACTACCTTTAAAACCACTAGTTATTGTGGTTGTGTCGATAACTGGCCGCAGCTTTATTAGCCTGTGACAGTTAAAGATACTGATCCAGTATATCCGAGAGAGATTGGAGGTCAAACTCTT